GTCATAGGATTCCTCAAGCATTAGGTCATTTTGTATTTCTACCCATAATCTATGTCCGAGAGCAGACGCATAATCTGCCAATGGACCACTGAATTTCACCCGAAGAACCTTGGCAACTTCTTCCCATTCAATATTGTAGTTATCGCAAACTATTTCTTGGATCTCATCCACTAGTTTGGCATGGCTTTTACTAGACATTTTTAGATACTTTCGATTTAACTTTATATTCGACAACTTTATTGTCAGTCTCACGACCTTCGACAACTTGTTGGGATACGAAATAAAACGCATCGTCCATAACTTGTTCTCGAGAAGAGGCATAAATTACTTTTCCTCCACGGGAACCATCAGAATAATCTACTGTAATATCTGCTTGAAACATTGTCATAAGTAACTCCTTAACTATCTAACTATACCATATAATGGCATATTTTGGTCCTAATGTCAAGTGTTTTTTTGTCTTATTTCAACTTTATAAATACCTTGAATGTGCTATTTTATTTATATGGAGATTATGATGGCAAAGGGTAAAAGATCTAAGGGTAATAACTATACTTCTAAAGGCGAGCGTAGAAATGTTCGTAAAGATATCTGTAAAGCGATGCGTAGAGAAAGATCGATTCTTCAAACAGCACTGGATAAACAGGTCGCGAAACGCAAAGGCAAGTATGTAAAAGAAGGCGGCAAACATTATGACCGCTGGGTTCCTTGGCATGTAGGTGTTGCAGAATATCGCAACAAGTTTATTAATGGCACGAGCGAATAAATTTTTTCTTTTTAAAACACCCAAAGAATTCTGGATTGTAGATGAGAATACATTGCAGGATGTGCCTAAGCCACGGGAGATGCTTATCCAAAAGTCTAATGTTGAATTAGTCCGGGAATATGTCATACCATTAAACAAACAAAATCTTCCTATTGTTGACCGTTGCCGTGATCGAACCGCTTGGCATACACCTGAAGGTCGAGAACGTATCCGACAAGCAAAACTAGGTGATAATCACCCTGCTGTAATAAATGGACGCTCTCAAGAGTTTCGTGATAAAGTGTCCAAAACAATGACAGGCACTAGACGAGGTGAGTTCAACCCAATGTATGGGCGTAAACACAGAACAGAGTCAATACAAAAGATTAAGGAGTCTGCTCTTAATCGACCCACAAGGCGCTGGTGTGTAGAGCCCAACGGCACAAAACATCTAGTCCCTGCAACTGACGCACTACCTGAGGGCTGGCAATGGGGTCGTAACTACGATCCGTATCGTCCTGACTAGGCTGTTTTCTTCTTACGTGGCTTGCGTGTTTTCTTTTCAGGCGGCTTATTGTATTCTGTAATACCAAGATCCGTTAAAAGTTTCTCAAGTTTAGGATACATTTTAAGCAACACACCATCTTTAACTGCGGTAAGAATTTTAGCCTCTGTAGGATGTAGTCCTTCTAGGATCTGCATCCAATTCATTTCCTGTTTCCACGGCGGCAAATTGCGTAGATTACTATTAGGATCCAGGAAAGTTTTGATACGGCGCCATTCTATTTGTATTGTTGTTTCACCCATACCTTCAGGTAAATCCTCTTGCAATTTAGCTGTTTCGGGCATACCCTCAGGCAGACCCCACTCAACTTTTTCAGCACCGACACCAATACGCACCAAAGGAACAACTGTTTGGTTGGCTGATGCGACTTCTTTCAGCCGTGCAATTTGCTCGTCTTTTTTGGTTTCCTCAAATACCCAGTCAAGAGCATCATTAAATTGTCTAAATTTTCTAGCCATTATAGTTTCTCACTGACAAAAGAATCCGAGTATCCATTAACGGAACCAGGAAAATATTTGCGGGTATATGTTTTTTTGTGAAGATGTTTACCTACCCATTCATAAACAGAATATTCTTCACGGGAATATTTATCGGCTTTTTCTTGTGTAAATTCACCGAACACACCATTAGTATCTGACATTAAAAATCCTCCAATACGTCCATCATGTTTTTCAAACGATACTTTATAAAGTAATTTAGAAGTTGGCTTCTATCTTTATTTAGTTGTTTCTCATATGACTCTATGACACCTTCTTTAATTTCGGTTGGAGTCATTGACAGGTCAACCAATTGTTTGTTACGATTGTAACGTGCTGCCATATCACTTGACACCCATTCCTCAGGCTTCTGTAACTTCCATTCAGCCAATACAGTCTTACGAATAGGACGTTGACGCTTGCCTTCTACAAATGTGTCACCTGGACTAAGAATATTAGGAACACCATCACCCTTATCACCTGAGATAATATGCTCCATGAGGACTGCATGTGCAGGTTCAGTAATCTTAACAAACGCCTTCTTAATAGGCGACCACTGTTTTACGTTCTCCCACTTTTGTAACTGTTGGAAGTCATGGTCACCAGAGATAATTAGAAAAGGTTCTGCCTCGTCAAATAGTTTACCTGGCGTTGTCTGTGTCTGACTGTATTCTGCAAGTGTGCCAATAATATCGTCAGCCTCCGCACCGTCAACATCAATAAAAGGATAAGGAAAATACTCATCCAACTCATTGCGTATCATATGTAGAGCATCGAAAATAGAAGACCAATCATAACCACTGGACTCTCGTGTTTTCTTGCGTGAGGCTTTGTAGTGAGGAAACACATCACGCCGCCAATAATGTCGGTTGTCACATGCAATAACAATCTCACCATATTCTTCATGGAACCTGTTACGATAACCTCGTATAGCATTGATAATCATATGCCGCAATAAAGGCACATTCACTTCTATATCTGTGCGACCACGAAGCTCTGCCATCAGATTACTAATGGCTGTCTGATTAAAATCAACTACAATCATGCCTCTTCCTCCTCGGGTTCAAAGCCCCAACGATATCCGAGATCCTCATAGTAAACACCCTGTGTTCTTTTAGGATTGCCGTCTTTATCATACGCCATTGCCATGCAACGCCATTTTGTTTTAGTCTGTTGTTCTTCACCCCAAAAGTCGTCACACCAATCACCGTCTCGTAAATACTTTTCCATATTACGGATATAGCCTTCGAGGCTTTTAACTTTAGCCTCAGAGCCTTTTACTCCTGCTCGTAAACTAGAACGTTCTTCCTTGAGAAGCTCTCGGTTGTGTTTAATCCACTTACGAACCTTTGCAAGTGACAAATGACCATCATCAGGTATAGCAACTACATCTGGATGGACATTCTTATATGTAGGGGGATTTGCGGCGGCACGTTTTGCTCTAGCCTTAGCCAGACGTTCTACTGCCGCCGCTTTTTGTTCCGGCGACATAGGTTTGCGCCGTTTGCGGATTTTCTTCCGCTCAAATTTTTCTGGTTGTCGTGCCATAAAGGACTCCTTCTATAATACTGTATATATTATAGGAGTTTGTCCGTAAAGTCAAGCCGTTACTTTTGTGATTCGGTCCGCCACAATGGTCCGCCAGCCCTGTTTGTCAACATCAAACACAACTAGGTTCTTATCTGTAGCACGAGATTTACCTGTTGTTACCGGAACAACATTCTCCTGCAACGTGCAATTCATCACACGTTCGGTGCCATCAAGTTTGTTAAATGTAATTTCAACAACCTGAGTTTTTAAAGTTTCAACAATATCTTGCATATTATACTCCATTATCCAATACTCCTAAGAGCGTTATTAAAAAGTTTTACAAAGTTATCTAAGTATTTGTTGGGTGAGGGTGTATAAAAATCTATTGCATGATTGTAATTGTGCTCTATGACATCTCTCATAGATTCATACCAGGACAATTTGTCATCTATGCTTCCTATATTCCTCAACAACGTAACAACCTCATTCATTCTATCCTCAAAAGAAGATTGTTTATCGTAACATTCATTGAAGTATTTGTCAAACGTCTTGAAGCCAAAATCACGAAATAAATCAAGAGAGTTTTGAGGTCCTAAAAATATCATAGGCATACTGTTAATCATCGCCTGATACCATTTTTCAGATATCCAAGGGAAATGACTATAATCATGAGATTCACTAACACAAACTACCCAGGAATCTAATACATAGGGTCTATGATACCATATTTTTTCAAAATCCCTGGTCACTTGTATTTGTCTTAGCTTTGTTTCCTCATCTGGTAAAAATATACCTTTGTGTATGTAAGAGCAATTATTGTTTTCCCAT